TGAGCTGTGGCATGATATGCGAGAATGGTTAAGCCAGGAACTGCCCGTTCAGTTACCCGATAGTGACGAGTTAAGGGGCGATTTAACAGGCTTAGGGTATCATTTCGATAGTTCTGGCAGGTTACAAATAGAAAGCAAAGAAAAAGCAAAAAAACGTGGCATAAGGTCGCCTGATATAGCCGACGCGGTAGCATTGACCTTTGCTGTAGGTGATTTTTTAGGTGCTACACTACACAATACAAAAAAAATGCCCGACAGATGGGCAAGTTCACTAGCTTAAAGGAAAAATCATGGTAAAGGTCAAAAAAAACGAAAAGATAGCAAAGAAAGCGCGCAGTGCTTGCGAAGCATGGCGCAATTACTTTCAAACAAACATCGATCATTATCATAAAAACTTTGAATTTATCCTTGGCAGGCAGTGGACAGATGAAGAAAGTGACGTGCTGCAAGGGCTTAAAAAAGTGCCGCTTACTTTTAACAAGCTTAGCACGCTAATTAACGCCTTATTGGGTGAGCAGCAACAAAACACGCCACAACTTGAAGTGGTGCCCATGGAAAACTGTGACGAACAGACAGCACAAGTTCGCGAGCTTATCATTAAAGACATAATGTTCGATTCACGCACTAAGCTGGTGTATCAAATGGCAGCTAAGCAATCGGCTATTGGCGGCTTTGGTGCGTTTGCGTTGTTAACTGATTACACGCATGACAAGAGCTTTGAGCTAGACATTAAGTACAAGTATTTTAAAGATGCCACAACGTGCTACTGGGATGCAGGCGCAGAACTAGACGATAAAACAGACGGCATGCATTGTGGTTATACCTCGCTTATGTCACGCAAAAAGTTTCGTGCAAAGTATGGCAAGCGTGCAGAGGCACAAATTAATAAAGATGATGGCGTTGGTGCGACAAAAGAAGATGTTTCACGTGAAACAGCAACAAACAGTAACGGCACTGGTTTTGAGTGGTCGGATAAAGACAGCATAACGATTAATGATTTTTTTGTGCGCAAATTTGAATCAGACACATTGTATAAAATGAGCAACGGCAAGATTTATAATCACGATGAAATTGTTCAGCTTTTTGAAACGTCTAAGCAATTAGCTAATCAGATGATGGGCGTGGTTGATGAGTACGCAGTAGAAGGCGAGGATGAACAAGCGTCTGACTTGTCTAGCGAAGAAGTTGAAGAACAAAGCGAGCTAATAACGTTATTTGATGAGGGTCAGCCTGTACGCATTGAAGATAAGCGCGATATTAAAAAGAGCGTGATACATCATTACAAAATTGCTGGTGATTACGTGCTTGAAGAAAGCGTATTCCCTAGCGAAAACATGCCTATTATTTTTGTTGACCAAAACAGTTATTTTGATAAAAACGGCAAGCAAATTACTCGTGGTTTCTTAGATGATGCCAGAGACGCGCAACGCTATATCAATTACCTTGGCACACAATCAGCGTACACACTTAAGGTGTCACGTTATGACCAGTGGCTTGGTAGCAAGAAAAACGTTGCTAGCAATGACACACAAGCTATCTGGAAAGACCCATTAAACACCCAGGGTTTACTTACATACGATGAAAGCCCAAGCGGTGCAAGACCTGAGCAGGTAAGACCGCCAGAGCTGTCACAATCGCTATTAACGCAATATGAGCGTGCTATTAATGACCTTTATACAAGTACCGGGCTATATGCCACACGCATGGGGCAACAAGGAAATGAGCAAAGTGGCGCAGCTATTGACGCACGCACACGACAAGGCTCTTACCCAACTTACGTTTACTTTAATAACATCAATCGCGCGATAACATCAGGTGGACGCATCCTTAATGAAATGATTCCTAACGTCTACGACAGTGAGCGCGTATTTTCATTAATGACTGGCGAAGGCTTGCAAAACGTCTCAGTAAACAAGCAAGTGGATGAATACGGCGAAATTATCGAAAACGACTTAAGCAAAGGCACTTATCAAGTTAACTTAAAACCGGGTGCTAGCTATGAAGGGCAAAAAGAGCAAGCATTACAATCGTTAAACATGGTGCTACAAGCTAACCCTCAATTGCTCAATTTGTTTGCTGACTTGTACGCTGACAACTTACCGCTTAGCAACACCATTGAAATTAAGAACCGTTTAAAAACAATTGTACCGCCTGAAATTATTGAAGCAGGCAAAACAGGGAAAACTCCACCACCTAAGGAACAAAAACCTGACCCACAAGAACAAGCAGCCATGATGGCGCAGCAAGCAAAAATGAAAGAGCTTGAACTAAAGGAGCAAGAGTTGCAGCTAAAGGCTGAAAAGCAACAGGTTGAAACAACGAGAGAGCTTGAGAAATTAAAAACAGAGCGGTTACAGATAGCCAGCGGACTACAAGAGCAAGAAATGCGATATGCAGCAGAAACGCATCGCACTAACACAGATGAACAAATTGCTCATGCTGATAATTTAATGAAGATTTTAACTAGCAAAGTGGAGTAATGACAATGAGCGACGTAGAGCTTGATAATCTATTATCTGGTGTTGAGCCAGAACCCGAAGCGCCAGAACCCGAAACGCCAGAAGTAGAAAATGAGCCAGCGCAAGAAGGTGAAGATTATGGCATGTCGGAGCAAGTAGAGCAGGAAGAAAGCGACGACAACGAAGAACAGCAAGCTGACACTGACGACTACGGTAACGAAAAAGCAGCGCCTAGGACGTATACAGAGGATGAGGTTAACGAGCGTATTAATAAGGCCGTGCGTGAGCGTTTAAGCCGCTTTGAGCGTAACCAACAGCCACAACAAGAGCAACAAGCATACCAGCAAGCAAAGCAGCAACACCAAGGATTTGAATACGATGAAAATGCAAGCGGTGATTGGCAGCAACAGCTAAAAGACTTTATACGCACTACATACCAAGAAATGGGTCAAGAGCAGCAACAGCAAGCTATTCAGCGTCAAGAGCAGGCAGCACAAGAGGAATTTGCGCAAAAGTTTCATCAAGGTATGGAGCGGTTTAATGACTTTCGCGAGGTTGTATCTGCTCAACCCGTTAGTGATGCTATGACGATGGGATTACGCGGTGTTAATGACCCTGCGGCGTTCATCTATGCAGCTAGCAAACGACAGCCCGAAGAATTAAGGCGTATTAGTGAGCTTAGCGACCCTTATCGTCAAATGGTTGAGATTGGTAGGTTAGAGGAACGCATGCGCACTAATAAAAAAGCAACCAAAGCACCGCGCCCAGTAAGTAACACTGAAAGCGACATTACAAGCACTACAAAAGCTAATAACAAAAAGCAGGAGGATGACATTGATTACTTATTAGCGCAAAACGACAAGCGACGGGCTGCAAACAGGCTACGTAGACGTTAAGCTTGTAAAACCGCGTCTGTATCGTCTAAAATTGATGCAGATGCGTAATTTGGCAGCCATCGGCCAACACAAGGCGCGTACATGTCTCCCGCCGGACGATTGAGAGCGTGACAGTAGTCACTTTTTTTTTTTTGTTCGGAGTCTATAACAATGGCAAACCAATTTAATCAAACTAGCTACGTCTTAAATGACGTTTTTGTACGTTTCTGGAATTCTTTAGCATTTGCAAGAACTGCTAACCGTAATCTTGAGGACGATTTTTCAAGCGCTAAATACGCCCCCGGCCAAACTGTTAACTATCGTTTAGAAGAAAGGTATCTTGCCGGTGAAGGTGCTGCCGCAACAACTGAGGCACGTGTACAGCAAATCAGACCGCTTACTATTGAAAAGCAATACCACACAATGGTTGAATATGATGGTTATGAATTAACGTTTGACCGCGCACGTGATGAGCCTTATTTAGAAATGGCTAACGCACCTCGCGCCAAGCGTCTAGGTAACCTTGTTGAAAACTACATTGCTAAAGACAAGCTGCAAAAACAAACTTATCAAGCGGTTGGTACGCCTGGCGTTGCTGTTGACTTTAACACGATTGCTACAGCAGACGCTTACATGACTGAGCTAGCTATTCCAGAAGACGGCAAGCGTTATGCAGCGGTTCCTCCTCGCGTATCAGCGTCACTTTCTAATGACCTTTACAACGTGTTTAACACGGAAGTTAACAGCGGTGCGTTGATGGATGGGTTCATTGGTCGATTAAGTGGTTTTGATTTCTTTAAAACTAACTTTTTAGGTCGCCAAGTGTCGGGTGCAGGTGAAGCAGGCGGCGCGCCTCCTTCTGGTTTCAAACTAGGTGGTACTGTAACGGGTGGCCCTGTTTCTTCTGGTTCTAGTTTGTCATTAACTGGCTTAGTCGCTTCAAGTGTTGTTTTCCGTGAGGGTGACATTATCGAAGTTGATGACGCTGCGGGCGTGTTTATGGTTAATCCTTTAACGTATGACGCGCTGTCACAACGCGCACAATTTGTCGTGACTTCTGATGTAACCA